TACCGGGTCAAGACCTTAGTGTGTATCCGGGTAAAGTGTTTCGTCGTCAGGGTGGTGCGCCCGGTCAAGCTATTTTTGGTACAAAGTTTCCAAATGTTGCTGGTGAGAACTTACAATTATTTGATAAAGCTCGGCAACTTGCTGACGAAAGCACAGGCTTCCCTTCATTTGCACATGGACAGACAGGTGTTAGCGGTGTAGGTCGTACCGCTAGTGGCATTAGTATGCTTATGGGTGCAGCAGCAGGTAGCATTAAGAACGTCATTAAAAATGTAGATGATTATTTGTTAAAACCATTAGGCGATGGTTTATTCCAGTTTAATATGCAGTTTTCTTTTGATAAAGACATCAAAGGCGATCTTGAAGTTAAGGCACGTGGTACTGAAAGCTTAATGGCTAACGAAGTACGTAGCCAACGCCTTATGCAGTTTATTCAAGTTACTAGTAATCCAGCACTTGCACCATTTGCAAAAATGGACTATATTATTACAGAAATTGCCAGATCTCTCGACCTTGACCCTGAAAAGGTTGTCAACAATATGGGTGACGCCGCTATTCAAGCCGAGATGATGAAAGCATGGCAAGCTACTCAGCCACAACCGCCGCAGCAGGCTGCACCAGCAGGTGCTAATCCAACAGACCAAACAGGAGTTGGCGGTGGTACAATCGGAACTGGGGTAGCACCGGGACCACAAGAACAAGGATTCGCAGGTAATGAGCAACAGCCAGCACAAGGCGGAACGCCTCAAGGCACTGGTCAGCAACCCCCACCTATGGGCTAATGTTACAGAATATTTAGATGAGTTGATTGCGTATCAGCATAAAGTATTAGAACAGGCAGAAAACAATATAGTACTACATAGGGCGCAAGGCTACATTCATGCCCTTCAAAAGATAAAAGCTTTGGAAAATTTAGTTAAGAGGGATTAGCTATGTACGAAAAACAAATGGAATTATTTGAAGACGGCGGCGAAGTAGATCCAGTTTCCGGCAACGATATTCCATTGGGCAGTACGGCAAAAGAAGTACGTGACGATCAACCTGCTATGCTCAGTGAAGGTGAAATGGTGGTTCCTGCTGATGTAGTACGTTATTTTGGTGTAGAGTTTTTTATGAGCCTTAGAGATAAAGCTAAAATGGGCTATAAAAAAATGGAGGCTATGGGTCAGTTTGGTACTGAAGAAGGTCAAACATTACCCGATGATACAATATTTAATGCTGGTGGACCACCTTTTACTATTGAAGATATTGAAGTTATAGAAGATTACGAAGAAGAAGAAGAAGAACCAACAGAAAAAAAAAATATTGAAGCAGCTGATGGCGCATTAGTACTAGATAATCTTCCTTTATTTCTTTCTGGAATAGGTACATTAGGTCTTTTTAAAGATAGCCTTTTTTCTTCTAATAGCGGTTCTGCCGATGGCCCCACAGAAGGTGAAGATACTTTAAATAGTTTAAAAACTAAAAGAGCTTTTACTGCTAAAGATGCAGAAGATACTGTAGGCACAAATGCTTTTGAATATTTAAAAAGCTTTTTACCGCCTTCTTTGCTTGAAGATAGTTCTGAGGAAGATCAACAAGCTCTTTCAAACTATGGAATTAACCTAGAAACAAATGTAAATACCGCTTTAGGAAATACTAGTAAAGATACAGGGGCAGGAGCAGGTGGCGGTGAAAATGCTGGAGACCCATTAAGCAGAACTGGATCTGGTAACGCCCCAACGCCCGGAACAGGCGATATAAACACATTAATGTCTTATCCTACTACTGCAAATATAGCAGGTCTACAAAGTTTTGGAAATTTATTAAATAGTGACTTAGGTAAATCAGCATTAGCAGGGTTTGGTTTTTTAACGTCTATGGCTATTAATCCGGGTCAAGCAGCTCCCGTTGTAGGACTAGTTCAAAGAGCAACAGGTATGCTAGAAAAAGGATTAATGGGTACTAGCAAAATCTCGGATGGTTTTGCGGCACTTAGAGACATACCTACAATACAAGCAAATATGGCAAATAGAGCAGCTAGATCTTTTTCTTATGGTATGAAAGATATGGCTAAAGAAGACAAAGATGCTATAGATGCTGTATTTTCTATGCAACAGTATGCTGATTCACAAGGTTATGGTAATATAGCAAACAACCCAAGTGCTACAATTGGTATAACTAGTAGGGGTGAAGTTGTTGGTAAATTTAGTCAAGGGCCTCTTGCAGCAACATATAATTCTAGAGGCGAAATAATAGGTGATAAAGTTGTTCAAACATTTACACCCGAACAAGTAAAAAATGCTTACGAAAAAGGGATAAGCCTTGTAGAAGCAGCTAGAAACGCAGCTGATCCAAATTTTAGTCCGTCTAAAACTGATCCGGGTAGAACAATGTTTGGAGGATGGGGTGGGCCTTTAAGTGACGATGATGCAAAAGGGTTTAATTCTGCATTATCTCCTGCTGTTGATTACAGTATAGAAGGAAGCTTTGATCCGAGCTATAATGAAGATCCGGGTAGCATACCCGGTGGAAACGTAAACACGGGACGCGGTTTTGGGTCTGTAGCTGAAGGAGAGGGAGAAGCGGCTGCTAGTGGTGGTGGCGGTGACGTTGATCCGGGTGGTATGACAGGCGCAGGTGCGGCTGGTGCTGGTGGCGGTGCTGGCGACACAAGTGACACAGGCGGTAGTAGTACAGGTGCTGCTGATACTGGTGCAGATTCTTCAACGTCAGATGACGGCAGTGCTAGTCCCGGTGACTTTAAACATGGTGGCTTTGTACACAAACGTAAGAGTAAAAAGAAAAAGAAACGGCGTGGTTTAGCAGGCCGATAAGTGTACGGTCGCACTTTAAATGACCGATTAACTGGCTACTCATCCCCCTGCATTATGGCAGGCTACGGTGGCCCCAGACCAAGTGGATAATATGGCTGAATTAGAAAACGTACAACCAGTAGAAAAGAAAGCATTTTTGTCACGTCCGTACTCAAATGCAGAGCGTATTAAAAAAGATGAAGAAGAACTAGAAGAAATGGTGCGCCAACAACGTGGCGAAGTAAATGAAGAAGAGGTAGAACAAGAAGCAGAACCAGATAACGCTGAAGAGCGTTCTTTTAAAAAGCGTTACGGTGATCTGCGTAGACACTCACAGAAGCAGCAAGAAGATCTGCAAAATCAGATTGACGCATTGAAAGATCAGCTTTCTGCTGCAACTAAAAAAGAAATTAGACTTCCAAAGTCTGACGAAGAGATAGGCGAATGGATGCAGAAGTATCCAGATGTTGCCGCTATCGTTGAGACTATAGCTATTAAAAAGGCGCGTGAGCAAGCAACAGAACTTGAGGAACGTGTCACTAAAATTAATAAAATGCAAGAAGACGCCGAGCGTCAGAAAGCAGAAACATTATTGCTTCAGCTGCACCCAGACTTTGAGCAAATTCGTCAAGACGACGACTTTCACAATTGGGCTGAAGAGCAACCGCGTTGGATACAACAAGCATTGTACGACAACGATAATGACGCTCAATCGGCAGCTAGAGCTATTGACCTTTATAAGGCTGACAGAGGTATTACCACTAAGAAGAAAAAGACTGCTGATAATGCAGCAGAAATGGTAAATACCAAAGCCTCACGTAATCGGCCTAGTGCCGAAGATACTTCCGGCGTCATACGAGAGTCTGACGTACAGAAGATGTCTACTGTTCAGTATGAAAAGAACCAAGAAGCAATCATGGAAGCTATCCGTTCAGGAAAGTTTATATATGATTTATCGGGTTCCGCTCGTTAAAACAGTTGACATTACTAATCAACCGTATATAACTATACAAAATATGTGGCCGCAATAGCCTACCCACTATTTAATGTATTTATATACATATTAGCAACTACAATTTATTCATAGACTTACCTAAAGCGAATAGCCCGTTTAAGGTACATTAGGCCAAATGTATTTTACACGCACCTATTTTAATTAGCCTCTAGAGGAAGTTGTAAGTTAGCATCTGATTGCTGTTGAAAGGAGTTATTACTATGGCATTCGCAGCAGCGGCAGGGCACGGCAACCTACCTAACGGTAATTTTAGTCCTGTTATTTATTCCAAACAGGTGCAACTTGCGTTCCGTAAGTCATCTGTTTGTCAGGAGATTACAAACTCCGATTACTTTGGCGAAATCGCCAACATGGGCGACACTGTTCGCATCATCAAAGAGCCTGAAATTTCGGTTAAGGCTTATTCTCGTGGAACAGTTATTACTCCACAAGACCTAGACGACGAAGACTTTAGCCTTGTTGTTGACAAAGCTAACTACTTTGCGTTTAAGGTTGACGACATCGAAGAAGCTCATTCGCATGTCAACTTCCAGACACTTGCCTCTGATCGTGCGGCTTATCGTCTTGCCGATCAGTATGACCAAGAAGTTCTTGGTTATCTTTGTGGCTTTAAGCAGTCTGCTCTTCACAGCGTTGCTAGTGCAGTTAACACAACTGTTAACGGTACTAAGGCTGTATCGACTGCTGGTTCTGATGAGTTACTTTCCAGCATGAAACTTGAGGCTGATGACTTTGGTGGTTCTGCCAGCAATGCAATCGGCATTAAGCCACGTGCAGGAAATGACAGCGCCACTGTTGGTTCAGGCAATGCTTATGCTATGCAGGTTATTACCCGTATGGCTCGTAAGCTTGACCAACAGAATGTTGACTCCAACGGTCGTTGGCTTGTTATTGATCCAGTTGTGAAGGAAATCCTTCAGGACGAAGACTCACGTCTGTTCAATAGCGACTTCGGCGGTTCTGGTCTTCAGAATGGTCTGATTCTCAACAACCTTCTCGGCTTTAAAGTGTTTGTCTCAAACAACCTGCCATCAGTCGGAACGGGTTCGTCCACAACGGGCGGCACTAACTCTTCCAACTATGGTCTCATTGTTGCGGGTCACTCTTCAGCCGTCGCTACCGCAGAGCAAATCAACAAGACAGAGACCTATCGTGATCCCGATAGCTTTGCCGACGTTGTTCGCGGTATGCATCTCTATGGTCGCAAGATCCTTCGTCCAGAAGCTCTTGTAAACGCCAAGATCTGTTTGGTATAAGGGAGGGCATGAAAAATGGCATTAGGTGATAACACTCTTGCTGCCGCGCGTGGCGTAGCTAATCGCGGTCGTCGGCCTTATCTTGTTCAAACAACTTTGAACTTTGCAACGGCCCTTTCAGATAAAGGTTCGGCTCTTGCTGCTGCGGATGTAATTCCTGCAATAGCAGTTCCAGCTGGTACTTGCATTCTGAACGTAGGCGCACAAGTTGTTACGGCAACTAACGCGACTGCAACTACTGTTGACATCGGTACAGGCGTTGACGCAGACGTATTTGTAGATGGCTTTGACACAACGTCAGCTGCTGACACGTATGCACAAAACGCTGCTGCTTTCCAGCCAGTAATGGCTATTGCAGCTGACAACATCGACGTGACTGTTGCTACTCTTACGGGTACGCTTTCCACTGGTAAGCTGCGCGTTTGGGCGCTTCTCATGGATGTTACCGACATTGGTGACATGGTTGGCGACGAAGTAGACCGCGACACACTCGCGTAAGCTTCTTGAGTTTGGGGACTGGGCTTAATGCTCAGTCTCCAGCTCTTATTTTTATAAGGTAGAGAAAATGGCAATTACTACAGCAATGTGTAACAGCTTTAAACAGGAGCTACTGGGTGGCGTACACGATCTCGATACGGACGTTTTAA